GTTATATTTCATGAAAACATTGACTTCAATACAAAATCAGAAGCAACGCCAGTAAAACGATCATACACCTTATTATCAATTTTAGATATTAATGTTGGTATTGATTGCACATTATACTGTTCTGCTTTAACAAAATCCTTGTCTACATCTATCTTGTCATAGTGTATATCTGGATTATTAGATATAAAATTTTCTATGATTGGAGCCATTCTTTTGCATGGAGCACACCAATCTGCAGTAAAATGTATTAACTCTTTCAACGCTTATCCTTTTTATTGTATTCACCATACTTACCAAGTACTGCTTTTACTGTTCCATCTTTACGAAGACGAACAATCATTCCATCTTTAATCTGAATAGGGTTAAATGGATGTTTGGATCTATATTTTCCAGATGATTTTCTTGAAGACATTATATTGTGTGTCTTTCTCTACTTGCTCTTGTGTAGTCCTTGCCAAAATCAGCAAACAAAGCCTTATCTTTTTCACGATTAACAATTGATCTTGACCATGAGAATCCTGCGTCTCCACCCCATGCTAACCACATAATATATCCATTAGATGGGTTTGCTTGATTGCCCCAGTCTTTACCCTTTTTGTCTACTTCATGGCGTGAGAAGTATGAGTACATTCTCTTAACAGTACTAAGAGATAAAGATTCACCTCTTGCTAACTGACCTGCACGAGTCCAGCCAACAGAAGTTCCTGCACCAGTTGCTTTGCCTTGCTCTTTAAATCTAATTGCTTTTCTTGCTGCTGCTCTAGCACCTGCTGGTGGTGAGTAGCCATCTGCCTTTTCTACAGAATCTGTATCATATACAACAGTGTCATCATCTTCCCAAATATCATCAGCCTTTTTGGCAGGGACACAATTAGGAACCATTCGTCCACCATCTCCTGGCTTCATTCCTCTTTGAACATATCCATCCCAACATGGTGCTTTTTTATTTACATTTGTACAACAATCTGATTTCATTTCTCCAGATTGGCATTGTGGACATTCCTCGCATGTCACATCTAATTCTTTACACATTGGGCATCCGCATCCCTCGTATGCTTTATCCATTCCTACATTCTCTTCTAATGATGGCATAACCATAACCTCCGATGCCTTTGCTCCAACAAAATATTCAGTCTCTTCAAGACCGCCTTCTTCCATTTCAAATAATTGTATTAGTATTGCTGGCTCTGTTGGGCTTGCCTCAATAGCATATTCTGATCCTGGTGTTCCCAGCATACCCTCGTTCATAACATGAACTACACGACCAACATACATTTCTTCTTCGTGTGGGGCCATAACCATGTCGCCCTCTTTGACCATAGCCTTGCCTATATTGCCCTCAGAACGGTTTATAGCATAGATCTGTGCTGCTGCCTCACGACGAGTCTTATGGCATCCCATAACCTCTCCTGTGTCCTTTAAAGCAGGGTATCCAGAACAACCTGACGACCCCTTAGAACCTATACGATATGGCATCTAACTATTATAGCATAAATGTGGAGCAGTTTATAGACTTGCTCAGGTCCCCCAAGTTGCGATCTTGGGCTTATCCGTACTCAGCAATAAGGTTGCTATTAGCAACTGCATGTATCATGACGGAATGTTTTATTATACTACTTTATTTTGATTGTTTTTGGTTTCTTTTCTTCGGGGATGTTTCTTTCCACAAAGACGCTAAGAATACCGTCTGCCATTTCAGCACTATCTACCTCCATATACTCTCCAAGAGCAAAGGTGCGTGTGAATTTGCGAGTTGCGATACCCTTATGAAGTACATTTTCTGTACCCTCTTCGGTTTTCTCACCCTTGACGATTAGACTTCCATTATCCACAGAAACCTCGACTTCGTCCTTGCTGAAACCAGCAATGGCCAAAGACAACTTGTAAGTGTCCTCATCGATCTTTACCACATCATATGGTGGATAAGATTGACGAGTTGCCTCACGATGGATGTTATAGAAGCGGTCCAACTCTCTGTTGAAACCAATAAAAAAAGGATCCTTAAAAAGATCCAATGACCATGTACTTACCATTTTTTCCTCCTTGTTAAGCGAGTCATTTTAAGTACCCCCCTTTGGGCAGGTACATATATATTATAGCATAAAAAATGGAGATGTCAAATTAATAACATCTCCAAATTTTATTTTTGTTTTAAAGTGCTTGCTGTGGAGTTCCTCCACCACCAGACTTCTTCTTAGCAGGTGCCTTCTTAGCAGGCTTCTTAACTACCTTTGCAGACTTAACTGCAACATCTACATCTTCTACCGATGGCATTCTTCCAAACGCTGGATCAGACGGATTTGCTGCTCTCAAAACAACTGGCACAAGTGCGCCAAGTAGTGAGTATGCTAGTGTCTTTGGATCTGTGACTCCAGAGGCATACATTGCTGTTGCTGCTCCGAGTACTGAGCGACCATATGACGCTAGTGCTGCTTTAATTTGTTCATTCATTTTATTCCTCCTAGGATATGAATTTACTAATGGCTGCCCAAATTGGTTGGGCAATCCATATTCCCATTATACCAGCAACCCCAGCAAAAACTTTAGGCGCAGGTAATGGCAATTTTAATGATATACATATAAGCCCAAAAACTAGGCCTACGGACAAAGACAATAATATTTCTTTCATCTATTTACTCACATTTCTAGACTCTACATAGTCTTTAATAAATGGAACTATAACATCTACCTCTTGCCAAGGAACAGCATTAATTAGTAAGTGGTTGATGCCTCTTTTTTCAAGAGTTTTTACAAAGTCATCAAATTGTTCGTGTGTAAAGTAGGCAGCATCTAATACTACCTTTGGTATTTCTCCTTTTTGCCAAACAGGCCTGATAGCATAATTTGTCAACAAATCAAGTTCTTCTTCTGTTTTTCTAATAATTGGAGTAATTGCAAGCATTATTTCTACTCCATCTAACTCTAGTGGAATTAATTTATTAGGATCTTTTAGTACATCAGACCAGCCACCACGAACATATATGTGGTATGGCAAAATAATCTTATGCCCATACTTTTTTGCTACCTTAAAAACATATTCATTTGTTGTTGAAACATATACATCTAGTTTATTTCTGTGATTTGGATCACGCCAATATCCTGGAGACTCTTTATCTTGATCCATTTCATTTAGTTGCTTAAGAAACTCTATCATATAGTTTGATCTATCAACAGAACTTGAATCATCATTTACATCTCCAACAATTCCACCAACCCCAGATTCGTGATCTTTTATATATCCAGAAATTAAATTAATCTGAAGTCTTCCTCTATCTATTCTATCCATTGATCTATTTATCATAGAAAGGTACTGTGGAGATATCGTGTATGGGCGAATTGCTACCAAATACTTTATTTGCTCTCCCTGCTTTATATCAACTGCTGCTTTTACAAACATGTCTCCTTCTGGAATATCATGTGTAAACATGACCCCAGAAAAGTGATTACTGTTTAGGTTTGACGGTGATTTTATATTGCCTGGATCTCCCATCACTCCGCCAAAATAATAAAACTTCATCATATTATTCTATCATCATTTTCTGGTAATAACTTTTTTAACTCTTTAAATTCTGAAGATATTTTTTTGAGTGCAAAGTCATGAGGGGCTACCATTCCTTCAACAGCAGAACCATACTTGTCGTAATAATCTATCTGTGGCCCAACCTCGTCAATAAATTTTTGAAGCCCTGCCTGAACAGTCTCTATATATTCATAGGCTAAATCACGAGAATCTGAAACAAATTTCAAAAAATCTTCATTTGCTTTTTCTTTATCTGTTTTGTTTTCTTTATGTTGAATTTCTTGCTCTAGCAAAGTCTTAAGAGTATTGGCAAGAATCGACACATTAATTCTTTTTTGAACAGAATACATATATAAAAACAGTATTGATGTAATAGATAATAAAATAATTAAGAATAAATCAATCATAGTTCTTTTCCACCTTCTCTAACTAGTTGAACAATAGCGCCATTGGCTTCAAGAGCCTTCTTTGTTTTAATCATATAATTAGCGGCACGAATCTTATCATCATGGCTAAGTAGCATAAAAGATTTTTCTGATGCCCTAACAGTAATAAATCCTTCTTGATGCTCTATGATGTCTAAACCAAACCCTCTTGGAGCAAGATGATCCAATGATCTAAATGCTCTTCTCATAGCGTCTGTATAAACTACTCCATTGTTAGAGATTGCCATGTAAGCCCCCAATCAGTCTTTGTTTTATGGTTAGAGAATTCTTTAGATATTTCTCCATTTTCTAAATATACCCCGCCCCATACGCCCCACTCTTTGCCAGAAATTCCAACAGAGAAACAATCTTTTCTTACTGGACATTTAGAACAAAGTAGGTCAACAGCAGGCCTAAGCAGTTCATCTTCTTCGTATTTATCAAAAAATACATTTGTGTCATAATCTAGACATGCAGCATCATCTTTCCACTCATGCTTGTTCATAGTTATGCTACATACTTGTCAGGTATTTCCCATCCGTTTCTAGAAACGACAAAAGTTTTTTTCAAGTACCAGGCACCGTTTTTTAATGCACCGTACTTTGATGTAAATGCCTTATCCGACCTTAACATCTCAATAACATTCCAACCATCCCAAGATAAATTTTTGTTTTTAGAAACAATAGTTTCCATTTCCTCAAGAGATTTAATTGTTTTCATCATACCCTCCTAAAAGTTGTATACATTAGTAT